CCGGTTACGGCTGCGGCCGTGCGGGTCAGTGCACGCACACCACCGGAGCTGTCCCCGGTGACGCGTACCGACAGGATCGCCGTCTTACCGGCCACGGTGTCCCCCTTCCTATTCCTCGTCTTGCTCTGCGATCAGCTCGAGCGCTGTGGTGATGACTGCGGGGTCCTCGTCCACCCATGTGCTCACCGGGATTCCGGTACGGAGCGCGAGGGCGACGATGGAACGCATCAGCTCACCGGGTCCGTAGGGTCCTGCTCGGACGGCACCTCCGTCTCGGTCTCGTCCTCGTGCTCGGCGACCCACGAGGCGTCCGTGGTCGAGAACTCGTCCCACGTCCCCGCGTACTGCCCGGTCCGGTGCAGGGAGTGCCACACCATGAATGTCTGTGCGAGCAGCTCGTCATCGGCTGCCCATCCGCGGGCTCGTGCGGTCTTGGACCACTGGATCTGGTCGGGAATGCCGAGCTGTGCCTGCAGCTCGTCCCCGTTCATCATCAGAACGTCCACCTTGGGTGCCTTGATCGTCATCTCTTCCCCTTCACCTTTCGGATTGCTTCCAGTAGTTCTTTTTCGTAGATCGGGACCCACGTCGGCTCCGTTACCTGTGCGGCGCGGGTCATGAACGGATTGCCGCGGATCGGTCCGCCGGCCCATCCCTGGGCGGGGTTGGGTCGCGTGAGCCAGCCCCAATGGATCGGGCCGGCGTACGGGACGCGCTTCCGGCCGGCACGGATGATTCCGGCCTTTGCGGTAGCTCCCACGCGGACCGAGGCGGCGAGGCGTCCAGTCCGCTTGGGAGCCATGGCCGCGGCCACGGGGGCCACGGTGGAGGCTGCGTGGCGGTTCGCGGCCTTGAGGTCGGATAGGTCGGATCCGGCGCGCTTGAGCGTCGCGCGGAGGCGTCGCGCACCGTCGATCCGAACCCCGGCCACGGATCAGCCCTCGGGAGCTGCGGCGTAGTCCGCCGTGATCACTGGACGGCCGACCACGGGCAGCTCGAGCTCGGAGGTGTTGCGCTTCTTGACCTCCCCGCCGAGCGAGCCGGCTCGGATCACCACACGGCCCTTGGCCTGCAGCTTTCCGGCCTTGTCGGGCACGAACGTGAACGGGAGTTCCTCCCCGGAGTTGTCATAGAGCCACAGGTCGAGGGACTCGGCCGTGTAGTCCTGGTACTTGGTGAACGTGAGGGTCCACGTTTCGGTCTCGTCGCCGGGCACCTCGTCACCGGACAGGAGGCTGATCGGGTCGTCGGAGTCGAACTCGGGGGCGAGGGTGGCCTCGGAGACGGCCACGCCGAACTCCTTCGCGTCTGCTGCTTCGCCGAACGTGAGCAGGCCGGGGCCGAGCTTGGACAGTGCCATGGGTAATCACTCCCTGGTGGTGGTGGTGTCGAGGGTGAGGACGAGGCAGGGCCACGGGTCCCCGTGTGCCGGTTGCCATGTGGTGACGCGCGAGGTGTCGAGCGCCAGGGGCTCCACGAGCTGCTCGGCCAGAGCGTCCAGCTCGGGCCATGCGGTCAGCGGATCGGTGTCGGTCGAGATCACGAGGACCTCGAACGCGTGGACGGCGACGTGATAGGTCTCCCACGTGGTCGTGGGCGGACCGGCGAGGACCACGGGACGGCCGGCGCCGAGCGCGGCACCGGCCTCGGCCGGGTCCAGGGTGGTGAGCGCGTCGATCTGCACGGCCTCGAGAGCGCGTCCCACGTCCTCGATTACCTGCTGCGCGGCCTGATACCCGGTCATGCGATCACCGGGCCGAGCCATGGGGCGAGGACGGCACGGGCCGAGCGACTCGGGTCAAGCCCGACCCGCACCGTTTCCAGGGCACCCTCGGACTCGTACGTGGCGACCCCGTTACGGGCCTGCTGTCGCCAGTACAGGTCCGCGCCGGCCTCGACCATGGCGCGCTCGAGGATGGACTTCGGGACCTCACGCTGCCCGACGATCTGCGTCACGAGGTCGATCGCCTCGGTCGCACAGCTCTTCAGGTACGTCTCACGGTCGGCGCCGGCGCGGGTCGCGCCGACGTGTTGCGCGAGCCGCGTCGCGAGGGTCGCGGGATCCATGGATCAGTCCTCGGGCGGGGTGGTGGTGCCGGTGAAGGACACCGGGAGCAGCGCGCCGGGGTGCGGGGCGATGTGCGCGATGTACCCGTAGCAGGCGTAATCGCGGGACAGGTTGAGCACGCCGTCGGCCTGCAGCCAGAACGGGGCACCGGGCGACTCGAGGGTCTCGATCGCCACCGGGTCGTAGAACAGAGCGGTACCGGCAGCGGCGCCGTTGAGGACGGCCACGGGGATACGGAGCAGCTCACCGGACAGGCCGGGCAGGTTCGCGGTGCCGACCACGTTCACGCCGGTGGAGGACCCGGAGACGGTGAGCAGGGGCCGGCCGTCCGTGCCGGCCTCGGACGCCAGCCGCTTGAAAACATCGGCGGACACGGCGAGGGCCTGCAGGTCGTATCCGCGATCGTCGAGCAGCCCGGCGGAGTCCACGGCGGAGTCGATCCAGTCGAACGCGCCGAACGCGGCCGGTACCTCCACGTAGTCGGTGCCGGCGGTCCCGGCGAGCTTCGTCGCGGCCTGAGCCACGATGTAGGCCTTGGTTGCGGCCTCGGTCTGCCGGGCGTACTGCAGGGCGAACGCTTCGAACATGGTGGTCAGTGCCCATGCCTCGGACCGGTCGATCACCTGTCGGGCGACGGTCTCGGCACCACCGAACGTCCGCACGGGGGACGAGGCAGCCGTGACGGTGAACCCTGCACCCTTCGCGAGCTCTTCGAGCTGCTCCTCCTGCTCGGCCACGGTCGCCGTCGCGGTGGTCTTGATGTAGTCGACCGTCATCCCCTTGCGCGGCAGGCTGCGCGTGTTGAACCGGGAGAGCCACCGGCGACGCTCGGTGACCTTCTTGGACAGGTCACCGATGAAGCCGGGCGTGTTCACGAGGTGCGAGGGGATGTCCGACGTGGTGATGTCACGGTGCAGCAGCATCGCGACCTCGTGCCGGGGATCGCCCTCGGAGGTGATCGCCTGCACGTAGTCGCCGATCGTGGCGAACTGCTCGGCTCGGGCCGCGAGCATGTCGGCCGGCGTCGGGTCACCGGCGGACGCGACGCGACGGGTCACGTCCTCGATCGCGGCGCGGACCTCGGTCATGGTCTCGTCGTGCTCGGCACGGGTCACGAGGTCCTCGGTTGCGGTGGGCATGGTGTCCTCCTGGTGGGAGCGGTGGTGGTCGGTGGATCGGACGGACGCGATCTGAGCGCCCGCATACGCTGGGAACGGGACGAGGGAGTACTCCCGGACCTGTACGGACTCGTGGACGATCAGGGGACGCTCGTCGCCCTCGTCGTGTTCCTCGCGCCACTTCACGGGCACGAACCCCACGGACAGGCCACGGATCACGCCGTCCTGGGCGAGCGTGTGCGCCTCGTCCGCGGTGGAGGTGCGGGAGAGCGTGAGGGTGACCTCTCGGCCGGCGTCGATGTCCTTGGATGCCGTGACGCGACCGATCGGGTCGATGTGCCGGTAGTACGCGAGAGCTGCCGAGTCATCGGTGATCGCGCCCGGCTCGAACCGCTCCCGGAACCACGGGGTTTCGTACTCCTCCCCGTAGGGGACGCCGAGACCGGTCACGGTTCGGGCGCCGTCCTCCCTGGTCTCGGCGCGGAGCTGCATGCCGGTGAAGTCCCGGACGGCCAGACCGTCCGGCCCGGTGAGCTGCTCGGGCAGGGTCGCGGTCATGCGGTGACCTCCTGTGTGGGCCTGGACGCGGCGAGGTACTGCGCTACCTCGGCCCGTTGATCGGCGGTGAGCGGGTCGCGTCCCTCGAGGGCCCGGACCTCGGTCGGGGTGAGGAAACCGTGATCGATCGCCACGGCGTACCCGGCGTATCGGGACTCGGTATCGGTCCGGAGCAGGGCCTCCACGTTGAACTTGATCCGCTGCCCGTACGGGGATAGCTCGGTCAGTGCTTCCTCGATCTTGCGGAGGTACTGCATGAGCGTGAACCGGGTGAACGCGAGCCACTCCTGCTCCACGTTGGAGTAGGTGAGCGAGTTGCCCTCGAGGGAGACGAGCATCAGCGCGGAGGGGATGCCGAACAGGCGGGCGAGGTCGGTCACGGTGAACGCGCGGACTTCGAGCCATTGCGCGTCCGCCGGATTGAGCGCGAGGTGAACGTATTCGGTGTCACCACCGATCACGCGGACACCGGTCGGATTGTCCGGGTCTGCTGCCGCCTCGTTCCAACGGTCCCGTGCCGCTTTCGCCTCCTCCGCGGTGCGCGCGGCCTTCGAGGTGAGCAGGCCGGAGGGTTGCCCGGACCCGTGGAACCACTGCGAGGCGTAGTCCCGTACGTCGGTCGCACCGCCGATCTCCCGGCGGGCCGCTTGGATCGGGCCGAGGCCACGGTCATGGCCGGGTAGCCGCATGAGGGTCTGGTGCTGAACCTCGGCCCGCGTGTACGGGGTACCTCGGTAGTGGTAGCGGATCGCCCGCGTCTTGGGATCCCTCGTGATGAGCACCTCGGCCGGCGGGAGGATTTCCGCCGAGAGGGTCGTGCCGTCCGGGCCGGCCTTCTTGAGCAGGAACAGATTGCCGTCCAGAGCGAGGGAGAGCACGGCCTGCTCGATCCAGTCGGACCGGTCCATGTCGGGATCGGGCTTGCGGACGAGCGCGGGGATCCGGTCGCCTTGCTTGAGGGTCCGTCCGCCCCGCTCCACGGTGAGCGGGAGCTGTCCCGCGGACGTGGTGAGGATCTGCAACGCCCGATAGACCGGGATGAGCTGCACGGCCTGCTCGTCCGTGGCCTCGGTCTGCGCGTCACGTGAGGGGAGCGTGACGAGAGGGCGCGCGCCGGACTCGGCATCGGCTGCGCGCTGCGCCAGACCGAGACCGCGGAAGAGTGCCG